TTCCCCCGGAAAAGAATCATCGGCGTCTATCTCAACCGAATAGTTGTAATAGGTGCCGATGATGTCCCGCTCCATCTCTCCGGTCATGACGCGCCCCGCGTTCTCGCCGTCCAGCACGGAAAACCGCCGCTTGATGGACATAAAGCGGATGTGGGGATATAAGACCCCGTCAAGGGTGATTGGCGCGCTGATCATACAACGCCCCCAAGGCGCACGCCTACCCGCTGCTCGTTCAGGGCGTTCAGGTCAAGCACAAGCTGGGCAAACTGCCGCTTGTTGCACTCCAGGATAAAGGTGCGACTGCCGCCCGTGCCGCCCTCCCGCATGGCCTGTCGGAAAGCCTCCACGATGGTATCAAGAGGCGCTTCGATGTTTGTACCGCTCTTTTGATCGCCCAAAACGGCCAGAAATTCCCGATTCGGCGGGATAACTGCGCCCGTGGCCAGCCGGGGAATCTGAACATGCTGAAGATCAAAACCGAAATGACTGCCGCCAATTTTCGGCACCCAGTCCGGCACGTCAAAGGACAGGCGATTCAGACAATCGATGATAAAATTGATAGCCCCCTCGGCGATATCTATAATGCCGTTGAAAACCGCCTTGAAGATTTTTGCAACGCCCTCCCACGCCTTTTTCCAGTCGCCGGTAAAGACGCCCTCGATGAACAAAATCAGACCTTCCAAAACCTCTTTTATCCCGCCGATCAGCCAGTCGATGGTCTCGCCGATGAACGTAATGGCAGGAACAAACTGATAGTCTGTTTTCTCGTTGAACCAGTCCAGGAACATGCCCCAGGCGTCTTTCACGGACTGCACGACGGCCCCCCACGCTTTGGCAAAGCCCTCGCCGATCATTTTCAGACCGGCAACAGCCTGCTCCATATCGCCGGTAAATACGCCCTTGAAAAACAGCGCGAACCCCTCAAAGACCTCCGTCAGCCCGTCCATCAGCTCCGCGCCGTGCCCTGTGAACTGCACGATGGCCAGCAGTCCGGCGCCGAGAGCGGCGATAAACAGCGGGATAAAGGAGCCTGTCATCAAAGAGAGGCCCAGGCCCGTGGCCATCAGTCCCGCCATCATAAGCGCCGTGTTCTGCCAGTTCATGCCGGATTTTTGCGCGTCGCGGAATCCAACAGCCAGCATGGCAAGGCCGCCCACAATACCGGCGATTCCGGCGGCAACCGGCCCAAATGCGGCATAGAGGCCGATCATCGCAATAGCAAGACCGCCGATCATACCTGTCAGATTGTCCCAATCTACTCCATTATTCCACGCATCCATTGCATTGTAGATAAAGATAAATGCCCCGGCGACGGCTGCCGCTATCCCCCCAAGTGTTTTAAGGTCGCTGGTAAAATTGCTGGCAATTTTCCACGCCAGGAGGCCAGCTCCGACGGCAAGCACATTTGCCGCGATATCTCTAAATTGGTCGGAGATTTCCGTCACACCGGAAAAATCGGGGGCAATGGCGCTCGCGCCACCGCCTCCGCCGCCTCCGCCGCCGCTCTTGTCGCCGATCTGGTTGATCTCGTCAAAGGAGGCCATTTGCTTTTCGGCCTTTTTCGCCGCGCCGCCCACGCCGTTCAGCGCCGTCATCTCGTCGTTCAGCGCTTCCGCGCTCGCCTTCGACGCCTCCACGGAGGACCCGGAAAACACGGCGAACACGGCGGCAATGGCGCTGAGTACTTTGGCCAGAATGTTCACCAGCGTCGTAAACGCCGGAATGACCACATTCCATATAGGCTGCGCCAGCGTCAACAGCGCCCCTTTCAGCCGCCCAATGGCCGCCGCCGCCTCGTCGTTGGTCTTGATGGCGCTGCTCATCCAGCCGCGCAGCTGCCGCAGAGCCATGGTAATGAGCGTAAACACAAACACCCGCTTTGCCAGGCCGGCGATGCGCTTCGTGAATCGCTCCATGCGCACAGAGGCCGCATCCGTCATATTCGCTAGAGTTTTCCCCGCTGTCGCGCCCTGCTGGATACGCTGCTCAAGAGCGCCAGCGGCAGTTTTGGCATTTTCAAGGTCTACGCTTGCGGCTCTAATTTGGTCCGCAAGTTGCGCAGCCTCGGGGACCGCTTTTTGAATGTCCTCTTCCAGATACGTATTCCCAGAAGCGGCAATCATCTCACGAACAGCGGCAGTAACGTCATTGTATTTCGCTTTTAGGTCAGATAGTGTGCTTTCCTGCTTTAGAATATCTTTGGTCAGCCTTTCAAGCTGTTTTTCAGCTTCACTGACTGACATATTCACGCTGATATAGACAGCGCCTTCACCAGCCATGTAATCACCAACCTTGAAATATGTAAATTACGTAAATTGTCGTTGACATTACGTAATTTACGTAGTATAATAGAAACATGAGAGGGGGAGAGAATTTGAAGCGCAGAGACTTGATCAAAAAATTAGAGGATGCCGGCTTTCGCAAATTGCGCGACGAGGGCGATCATACGATTTACTTTAAGCAAGGTCTCCCGCTGGCGTCTGTTCCCAGGCACCGGGAATTGAATGAATTGACGGCAAGGGGAATTCTAAAGGCGGCGGGGCTGAAATAAGCCCCTTCGCTCTGCAATAAAAGGAGGACTTCAATATGGCAAAATATGTTTATCCCGCTGTTTTCCATCCAAATAACGACGGCTCTTTTACCATTTTCTATCCTGATCTTCCCGGCTGCATCAGCGAAGGGAAAAGCTTGGAAAACGCGCTGTACATGGCGCAGGACGCTTTAACGCAATGGATCGAGGCCGCGACAGAAAACAACATCTCTTTCTCTCCCGCCAGCGTTATTGATTCTGTTTCGCATGAGGCCGGCGAATTTGTTTCTCTCATCCGCGCCGACGTCAAGGATGGCCGCGCCGTAAAGCGTACCATCAGCATCCCGAAATGGATGGATGAACAGGTTGCCGCCTCTGGCCTGAGCCTGTCCCGCGTACTGCAGGAGGCCCTGAAAGAGAGGTTTTCGGCCAACTGAATCCAGATCGCCCCGCCCGCTATGGGCGGGGTTTTCCTGTCAAGGCCCTCAAGAATTTGTCCTCTTCCTCGGTGCGCCGGTTTTTAAAATCCACCAGCTCCCGATTTTGGCGGTAGAAATCCTTTTCATAGTTTTCCAGCTTCTTGTGCTTGCGGAGCTTGTCTCGGATGCCCACGATCATGGACAGCGTACAGTCTCCGATCTCGAAGTAATAGCCCACGAAGGTCCACCAGTGGAGATATTCAAGGCTCCGCACATCCCGTCCCGCGATACGATTCACCGGGGCGACGATATACAAGAAATCCTGCTCCCAGTCTACCAGCTTGGGGGCCTTCTGCGGCTTTTCTACCTCGCCGCAGTTGATGAAGCGGGCGCATTCTTTCAGCGCGTCCCGGTAAAGCTCCGGCGGGATCTCGTCCAAATCAGGGTAGAAGATGGTCAGCATCCAGAACGCTTTTTCTTCTTCGTCCGCCTCCGGATCGGAAAGGACCGTGCAGATGTCCAGCACGGGCCTGAAATCCGATCTGATGGCATACTCCCGCCCGCCCAGCTCTACGCTTGTCGGCAGAGAGTAATTCATTTTTTCATGTACTTGCCGAACTTCTTGCGGTATTTCTCCATGCGGGGATTCATGCGCTTCTGTTCAGCCACAAGGCTTTCGTCCATCTTGTCCATGACGGCAAGAAGAAGATTCGCCCACACCGGGAAACCGTCAGCCAAGGCGTGGACGCTCATAGTGCCGAAAATCGCCGCGCAGGCCCCACCCCCCAGAATACTGTCCAGCATTTCCCGCATATCCGCGTCCATTTTGCGGGAGACCTCAAAAATCTCTTTCGCCGCCGCGCCTGCGATTTGGGCCTTGTAGGTCTCCTGCCGCTTTTGCATCTCGTCAAAAACGGTAAAGAGCTGTTCGGCCAGGACGTTGTCCGTGGGATTGATCTGGATTTCGTATTTTCCGTTGACGCTAAAGATTTTTACGCCGGAATCAAAATTGAGCTCATTCATCTTGCCGTCTCCTTATTTCTCAGTCTGCCGTGAAGGTGAACACGCTGCCGCTCAGCGCGGCGGTGCCGGTGGTCCTGGTGCCGCCCAGGGTCACGGTGATGGGCATGGTCAGCTCCGCGCCGCCCTCGCCGCCGAGGCCGGTGGTCTCAAAGGCCGTGCCGCTGTAGCGCTCTGCAAACATGGCGGATTCTGCGGTGCCCGCGTAGCGGTGGACGATCAAAACGTCCTGGGCCGCCAGGGCTGGATAGTCCTGGTCCTTCACGGCCAGATTCCAGAGCTTCACCACAGCGGCGTCTCCGCTGTCCAGGGGGAGCGGGTCAAAGGTCTGCGTAATGATGGGCGTCCGCATGGTGGTGCGGTTCACGCCCAGAATGTCGGTGCTTGTATCCCGCTGCCAGTCCATTTCCTCCGAAGAATCCGGCACGCGGGAACCGATGGCGGACCAGGTGGGGCTCGAGGTGGTGCCCGTGTTCAGTAGCAGCACCAGCATTTCCCGCTTGATGGTCTGTCCGGCGGTGGTATTAAAGGTCAGATCAGCCAAAGTGATTCCTCCTTAATCAAAATCATTTCTGTACCGGGCGCTGATGGAGATCGCCCAGTCCTCAGTCTTGTTGTCGTAAATATTGCTCAGATAGCCGGGAGTTGTGCGTTTGATCTCGGTCATCGTGCGCCCAGCTCCAAGCGCGGGGTATTCACTCAGGGCGTATTCCGTCCCATTCACGAGAATGGCCTGCTGCTCCAGCCACCGGCCTAGGTCGTCCAGCCAGCCCTTCACGGCGATTCTGCGCTGCTCGGTCAGAGCGCCGGCGCGATAGACAACGGTGAACGGATAGATACAACGCTGATGGTGATTCCCGAGAATGTCTTTGAAATCCGCCTCAATGATGGCGCCTGTAGAGGGGAATAGGGCCTTTCCCTTGTTGTCGGCCAGCGTAGCAAACGTGATTTTATCGCCGCTCTGGAGCGCCGGATATGTGTTCAAAAGAGTAAGCAGCGCCGCCGTGATGACGTCGCTGCCCTCAATATCGTATTGGACCTGTTTCTGATTTTCTGCCATATC